GATTGCGTTGCCGTATGCCTTCACGCTTTCGACTCGCCACTTCGAAAAGGTAATACCGTCCAGCTCGGCGGGAAGCCCATCATCTCCGCTACAAACAGGGGGTTGATGTGGGAAGTCTTGCCACTGACCGCAATTTTGTCGGGCAAAGTTTCTATGAAATTCCCCCTTTCTCTTCGTTTCTGCAGAGTTTCCGTAGATTTGGCTTCCTTGTAGTCTCTTGTCGTCGGTGTCGGCAGCATACCGTTCGCCATCATTCTGCTCAACGTCATCGAGTGCATCGAGCCTTCCTTGACCTGCGTGCTCTTCATGTTCGCGCTCGCGTTCGTTGAGTCGAAGGCTGTCGGTGTTGGAAGCAGTCCAGCTTGCTGCAGTCCGTTTTTCAAAAAGGTGCCGCCCTGTGCATAATTCGTATTCCTGTCGGCTCCCGTCGTTACGGTAGGCAATAAACCAGACGCGGTCTCTTCGATGCGGAGCGCCGACGGCACAAGCTGGAAGTAGAAACGGGAGCACTTCGTAGCCGATAGCTTCCAGATCAGCTTGCACCTCGTCGAAGACCAGCCCCCCGTTCCAATTAGTAAGGCCGCGAACGTTTTCGCCCACGACGTAACGCGGGGAAGTTTCTCGAATGACTCTAAGCATCTCTGGCCAGAGATGTCGCTCGTCATCCTTCCCCAGTCTCTTCCCTGCGTTGGAGTATGGCTGGCATGGGAAGCCTCCGGTGAGGATGTCGATGTCGCCTCTGTGAATAGTGAAATCTGTCTGCGTGATGTCGCCATAGCTTTTTGATTTTGGGAAGTGATGTTTTAAGACACGCTGGCCGAAGTCGTTCCACTCGCAGTGGAAGACGTTCGTCCAGCCCATCCACTCAGCCGCGAGGTCGAAGCCTCCGATGCCTGAAAATAGTGATCCGTGTCTCATTGTTTCAATGTTTTGATTTTTTGCTTGTATACCTTGACCAGCTCCTTGATCTCGTCCACAGTCAGCGAGAGCCGTCCATTTTTTGCCGCATGCAGTTCGTCGGTTGCTTGCTTACCGATGCGGGTCAGAAGACGCTCGCCGTACTCGATCAGATTGCCGTGCTTGTGCTGGTTGCACTCGACACACTGGCCGTGAACGTTTCGCTCATCGAATCGGAGGTTCGGATACGATCCGACGCTGTAAAAATGACCAGCGTCATATTTGGCCTTGAGCGGTCGCTCGCAGCTGATGCACAGCGTCCCTTTGTCGCGTTCTCTTATATAAGAGTTGAAGACTACCTGCAGCTCCTTGAGATGCTCCTGTCTGGTCTTGATCCGTTCGCGCATCTCTTGGATCTTGAGGCGGTCGTTTTTCGCCTTGAGAGCCTTCGAGTGAAGCAGGATACAGCTCACCGTCGTACAGGTCACCTGCAGTGTGCTGATTGTAGGCGTGAACGGCTTCTTGCAGATCTTGCAGCGCTTGCTCTTGGTCTTGTTCATTATATTAGTCCTCTATTATATTGACGAGGTTCATGACGTGTTTAGGTACGCGGGTCAGCTGGCGTCTGTGATGCTTCCAGTCTGTCGTCACGTGTCCGATTTTTTTGGCTGAGTATATGACATGGAAGAGCTCATTCCTTGAGTTGATCACGTCATAGCTGCCGTCGCTGTTCTTATATACTTTCATAACTTAAAAAGGTAAGGGTTCGTGTTGTGTGTGATTATTATATTCGATGTAGCGCATCACGCTCGGCAGGAAGCGCATCCGAGCGATGCCTGTGGAGCCGTTTCGCTGTTTGGCGACGATGTACTCGCCGACGCCCTCCATGCTCGTCCCGGCTTCGTCTGTCTTGACTCCGTAATACTCGGGACGGTATAAAAAAACGACGATGTCGGCATCCTGTTCAAGGCTTCCAGACTCTCGAAGATCCGAGAGCATGGGCCGTTTCTCTGCGCGAGCTTCGACTCCGCGAGATAATTGACTCAAGGCAATGACCGGAACGTCGCACTCCTTCGCGATGAGCTTGAGGTTTCGGCTGATTGTGCTGATCTCCTGCTCTCGGTTCTGTCCTGCCTTGCGCGTTCCGGATCCGAGCAGCTGGACGTAGTCGACGTAGACGATGCCGACCTTGTGCTTGTCGACCATAGCCTTCACGCGAGTGCGTAGATCGAAGACAGAGAGGCCAGCGGTGTCGTCGATGTATATCGGTAGCGTGTTGAGGTAGTCCTTTTTCATCTGAAAAGTGCGCAGCTCCTCCGTCTCGAGCTTGTACTTCATGAGCTTCGAACCATCGATACCGGTGAGCATCGACATCAGTCGCAGGATGACTTGAGCGCTCGACATCTCGAGGCTAAAAAATGCGACCGGGACACCACGCGCGGCCATTGATAGCATCTCACTGATCGCCATCGCTGTTTTGCCCATACCGGGACGTCCTGCCATGTACAGGAGGTCGCTCTTTTGGTGTCCTCCGATGAGTCTGTCGACCGATGCGATGCCTGTGGTGTAGCCACTGACTCCAGTGGTGGAGGTTTCCCGTGAAATAACGGACTCCGCCACCTTCTCAGTGAGCTCGCTGACATGTGAGATCGTGGTCTTGACTGATTTGCTGAATATTTGCGACATCTGAGTCGTGAAGCGGTCGTAGATCTCGAAGACGTCCGCGCTGGCGTCGTAGCTTGTCTCGTTCACCTGCGCACTGATCCGAGCGAACTCTCGCTTCATGTAGTGCTCACTGATGAAGAGACACCACTGCTCGAGGTTTGCGGTCGATGCGACGCGGTTGGTGAGTCCTGCGATGTATGCGGGACCTCCTGCTTGATCGAGTAGGCGCTTTTTGCGCACCGCTTGCGTGACGGTCAGGATGTCGATCGGTGTGCTGATTATGTACAGCTCGGCCATCACTTCGAAGATCGTCGCGTTTTTCGGGTCATAGAAGCGCTCCGGAGTGATCAGAGCCATGACGGACGTCATAGCCTTCCCGTCGAGCAGGATCGCGCCGAGAACGAGCTGTTCGAGCTCTGTGTCATGTGATGGGACTCTTGTGATCATACGGGTCGATAGTTTTCTGGTGAGGTGTATATGGTCGGAACTGTTCCTGCTCTTGGGTTGTATGGCTGAGGCGCTTGATGCTTGTGCTCGTCACGAAACCAGACGCCGCGCATCTTCTGTTTCCAGTTTTTGACCGTGTGACCTCGGCTGTCTCGCCACTGCGCCTCGTTGTAATATGTGAAGGCCTTGGTTGCTGCTTCTGTGGTGTATCCGTTCTCTTTGAAGAACTCCTTCACCTCGTCGAGTGTAGGCGAAGCGAAGCGCGTGCTCTTTATACTCTCCCTCTCTTTCTCGTTCTCTTTCTCCTTCTCGTTCTCCCTCTCGGCTTTTTTGGGTTCTTGTGGGTTCTCTTGGGTTCCCAAAAAACCCAGTGGGTTCTTTGGCCTTCCTCCCTTCATTCCGTTCGCACGATTGCGCTCGCACACTTTATCGAATCTCACAAGGTCACGCTTCCACTGATTCAAGAACGGCATCAGCGCGAGCTTGATCATAGGATCGTCTGGCATGGATCCGGTCAGGTTGTAGTCACGCATCGCCATGAATAGGTGACCACACTGCTCAGGAGTCAGCGCATCGAGGACGTCGAGGCTGTCAAGATGAAGGAGGAAGGATGTCTTCATTGAATAAATACGACCACCGCACGCAATGGCGACCCCTTGCTCGAATGAGCTCTGGCATCACGGCGGTGGTCTGTATTCAGTTTTTTCATTAGGAGTCGCGGTACAATTATAAGTTCCTCCCGTCCATGTTTGACCATGACTTTTCAACATTGCCCGTCCACTCATGAACATACCGCTGTTTCCAGACGTTCGCGCGTTCCATGCGCTCGCAGAGTAGGTTCAAGGCGACGACATCAGCCTCGATGCGTGCATAGTGAAGACGACGGTGCTCCGGTTGTCTCGGGTCGTAGCTGGCGAAGTATGCGGAGGTCGTCTGATGGATCAGCATGTTCATCTGCACCTGCCAGAAGTAGTCCTCGTTGATGTCTCGCAGGGTCTCGCCACCAGTGACGCGGGAGTGCATGAAGTGCGTCACGCTATTGAATGGGCACTTGATCTCCACGATGAGCAGCGGGTCCATCTCGCGGTCGTATATAATCGCATCAGCTGAGCAGCCAGCGTAGTCGTTCCACAGTTTGAACGGTGGCTTCATGACCATGCGCACCTCGCCGCGTGACTCGAACTCGAGACGCTTGTGCAGTTCGTTCAGTGCGTGCTCCTCCCACTCGTTTCCCCAGTCGATCGCGCGACCGTATGCGTCCTCCTGTGACTCACCTGTGACGATCTCCATGGCCTTCTGGATGACGTACTTCTCAGCGGCTTGCGATAGCTTCCCGGCATCACGGTCAGCCTTGGCTCTTGGTTCGCTCATGAGATTATGAACGGTAGAGGCAGTGAATTTGCCGAGGCGGATCTTGTCCCACGCCTCTGATTGTTGACGAATCTCCTGCGCATGCTGCAGGACGTCGGCGGTATATTTATTCATTTGGCTTTTTGTTTAAGAGGTTCTCGATGTGTGTCTTCTGTTCGGGTGTGATGAGCTCCGCGAGCTCTTCCATCGCTTGACGGATTTCGAACTCATCCTCGCCCTTCTGGATGCTCTGCTCGATCAGCGTCATCGTGTGCTCTGGCAGCTTCGCGATGGCGACGTCCTTGCGCGTGATCTTGTACGGCTTGTATGTGTCGCGGTTTTTGCGGTTAAGATCGCGTCCGAATACCTTGCCGAGGCTCTGCGCTGCGTTTTTGAGACATTCCGCCTTGAGTTTAGGGAAGGCCATGTCCAGCGCGTTCGGTTTCTTGTTCGATGGCGACAAGGCCCACTGATTTCGAAGCTGCGGGTCGTCCTTGATCTGATCCGGTACGCGGTCGACCATGATCACGACCGAAGCAGCACCAGTGCGTCGGATCTCGTAGCCAGTCACCGGATGAACGACGACCAGCTCAAGCGTGCCCTGCACCTCGTTCGCGATGGTTTGCCACCGGAAGCCCTCGGTCTTCCACTGACCGAAGAACATCTCGTCCAGTGTCATCTCGATGTGGCTGATGACGACGGTGCTCGCCTTCTTGTCTGGCGTGAGCTCAACCGACTCGAGCGCGGGTTCGGAGTTCAGACGTTGCTGGAATTTCTGCAGCGCGTCGATGTTTATGTCTGCGATTGGGTACCTCATACCGTAGCCTCCCTTACTTGATTGAGACCTTTGAGAAGACCTGCCTGTATTCCATCGAGAGCGGTCTGTTCGTCGATCTCCTGCCAGTTGCCCTCGTTGAATACCTTCCAGAGCTGATCGGTCGCCGTGATGACTGCCTTGTCTGTGATCGACATCGTGATCATGAAGTGCGTCTCCTCGCGAAATACTCCGAAGGTATACTGGCGGTAAAAGGTCGGAGCGACTACGGTGTACTCCTCGGAGGTCACGCTCTTGAAATAGCGGAAGCCGTCCAGTGTGATTTCCTTGAATGAAGGCTCCACTGGAGCCGTTGTGATTCTGATGGTGTTCATGTGTGTTTAGATTTCGGGTTGTAAAAATGAGAAGGAGCTCTTCATCAGCTCGAGACGGAAGTCGTTACCGATACCGCCAGCGGTGACGATCAAGTCGTCGCTCCCTTGAATCGGTTCGTATCCAAGCTCGTCGCAGCGTAGCTGGAAGCTGTGCATCGCTTCGTTGAAGGTTTGAAAATAGTGCACGGCGTGCGTCTTCTGGCTGCCGTTCAGTTGTTCGATTGTGATACAGTAGTTCATGCGTGTGATGTATTAAAATTGATTTTCTTTCATTGTGTAGAATAGGCGCAGGCATTTCGTGCGCAGCTGATTGATGCGAATCTTTTGAAGAGTATCTGATTCGTTTTCGATAGCCTCCCACAGTTGATCCATAAACGTCTCAAGTTGTTCAATGGTGAAGCTATGCAGAGAGATTTCGGTGGTCATGTGTGTCATGTGTTTATTGATTACGTCGGCAAATATAGGTGGCTTTTTTGCTACGTCAATAAGAAAAAGCACACAGACACGCATGAGCGTAGTGAATAACTGCGCAACTACTTGAAAAACAGTCTGTAAATTGTTGAAAAGTTACTCCTCGAAGTGCGGTAGATCCTTGAATCGCTTCCAGTCTCCGCCCCACTTGACGCCATGGAAGAGCTCGTTCACGATTTTCGCGAAGCGCTTGAAGTGTATGGGTGACCAGTCCAGCTTGTTGCCCTTGGTCTTGAATGCGATGTCGAACGCGCGCGCAGGGTAGACGTTGTGCTTGCCGTTCTCGCTGATGTATGTGACGATTTTGCCCTTCGCGGTGCGGCCTTGTGCGTATAGTGCGCGCTGTTCGTCGTTGGTGCGGAAGGTGCAGGTCAAAAATGGCTGAGCCTCCTCCGGATACTTCTCAGCGTAGACGGTGACGCAGGTCGACCAGACGAGCTGGAGCTTGTCGGTGCAGTCTGTGATGTTTCTACTCGGCATTGGTGAGGCTCTTGATTGTTTGATCCTTCATGTGGCTGCTCTTGGAGCTTCCGACGTAGTATGAGAAGATCGACGCGCCGATGCTCATGATCGCGCCGAAGGTCATGTCTGCGAGGCGTTGGTTCTCTGGTGGTATTGTGATGAAGATCAGCGAAAGGACGACGCCGATAAGCAGGAGCAGACCTGCGAGGATGACCGCAGCCATCAGCCAGTCCCTCTTCCCGGTGGCCTTGGTGAATTCAACCTCCCGAAGTCGTGCGCTGGTGCGATCTTCGACCTCTGCCTTGTACGCTTCCAGCTCTGCCTGCATGTCGAGGCGGTGCATCTCAAGCGTGAACTCGAGCTTGTAGCGTTCGAAGTCCTGAGCGAGCTTGGCCGCTTCATCGTTCTGCTCTTTTTTGCCGTTGATCAGTGCGCCGACGGTCTCGATCGCTTGGATGCCTGTGATGTCTCCCACGACCTCGAGTATGTCACCTGCGACGGGCTTCACTCGATCGCGCACAAAGGTCCCGAACTTGGAGTTCTTGATCTTCTCGCCGATGCGACGTTTCTCTTTTGGCTGTTCGCTCATTTGCGCTTGAACATCGAGACGAGGTTGTTGAGGATCGTCTTGTGGTTCTCCATGACGTACTGGATGAGCTTCTCACCGAAGAGCGTCGCCAGTGGGACGAGGATCTGCGAGGCCTCGCTCATGCCGTAGGTCATGCAATACGTGCTGGTCAAGTATCCACAGAAGACGCTGATCGCGATCACTGCGGTCCATTGAATGAATGAGAGGGTCCGTTTCATGTATAGGTCGTAGCTAATTTTCGCAAGCAGGCCCACGCCGATGCTGATCAGATACGTGTTGACATGGGTAAAAAGTTCACCGAAGTACTGCAGGAGGTCTTTCATCTTTCGCGTTCTTTTTCAGTTCAGAGAGCAGCGCCTTCTCGTAGCGCTTGAGCTTCTCCAAATAGACTCTTTTCTCCTCTCGTTTCTCTCTCATGGTATGAAATCGATGCGACGTTCGCCGTACCACGGACCGTTGACGCTGTTATTCCGTGAAAAGTCATAGCCGAACGGTGCGCGACGCTGCAAAGGTGAGCGCTGCGGCCAGACGTTCTGGCTGTATTCCGGGAAGAGGTTCGAGTTCGCGCAGAGGTAGTCGAACAGGAGCCCGGTGTAGTACTCCGCGTTCGATCGATTGCGGACGATCATGTCCTTCATGACCGCGTCGCTCATCGGTGACGAGTCCTCGCTTGTGCGCTGGACGTAGGTGCTATTGTCGAGCTTGTACACCAGCGACGGCATGACCTCCACCATCGTCCACCACAGGACGACCTTCTGACAATAGTCGACCACGAGTGTCTCGTAGTCACCCGCCAGCGTCTCGTCTGCGATGTCTTCCTTGAGCTTGTTATATAGGACGGTCCCGAGCCACGGCTGCAGGTACTTATCCTGCGCCAGATATACGCTCGGATACAGAAGACCAGAGTCCACTGCTCCGTTGACCTGCGTGTATTTTTTGATGTACACGTCGCTGATGAATAGGATCTCCGCCATGTTATGTAATTTTAGGAGTATTTAAGTGAGCCGCGTCCGGGTCTGTTTATTGGTGCGATGCCTTCGATACCTTTTTTCTCGACGTAGGGCACGTTGCCGACGCGCACGTCGTTCTCGAGTCCCTTGTTCGGCAGGAATTTCCCCTTCTCGCGCTTGCGGAAGTAGATTTGACGTTTCCAGTGATGGTGGCAGAAGCAGCCGCCGACGTAGCGAAATAAATCGTACTGCGATTGACCTGCGGGAGCGAACTGTCCGTTCACTCCTGCCTCACTCATGACCTGAATATCTTCGTACCGGTACACCGTTCCGCCCTTCGAGAGTCCGACCATATCGACACAGAACTCCCGGCTCTTGGTTTCGCCGTTCTCGCCGCGTGTGAGATTCTGGCTGTATGCGTACCGCAGCTTGTACAGTCCACGATCGCCCCACGCGCTCTTCTTTTCGGGTTCGGCATATCCTTCGAGGCTCTGCAGTTGATACTCTTGGAGGTTCTCGCAGAATGCCTTCTCGACTTCGGCATCTCGCAGCGCTTCATCTTCATGAACGAGCTCCCACTCCTCGAGGTCGATCACTTCGCCGCAGTTCTTTAGACGTTCACGCCAGTACTGCTCATCCTCCGCAGTCATGTCGACGTCAGAGCTGAGTCGGTAGTTTTTTTTTTCAACCTCCGCAGCCACTGGAACTGTCGGAACAGGTGCGGGAGTTGGTGCTGGTGCTGTCGGTAGTGTCGCCGTCGCTCCTTGCTCTGTCATGAGCGGAGTGTTCGGGACGATTCGAATCTCGACGTCTGGCATCTCGTAGCTGAGCACAGTCTGGAAGCCGTTCGAGAGCTTGCGCTGCTTGGGTTCGATGACCTGCTTGGTGAATATCTCGAGACCGATGACCATCTCCTCCTTGTTTGATCCGAAGCCAGTGCCACCGTCACGGATTCCGAAGATCAGCGGCGTCGTGCAGCGATGCGCGAGCAGGACCTCTTGGCGTGAGGTGTTGGTGAGATATTCGTACTGCTTGTCGGCATCCGATAGCGGAAAGCTCGTGATCGCTGGAGGCTGTGCTCCGGGTTCGTTGAATGTAAAGAACGCCTTCCCACTGTTCCGAGCTCCTCCGAGATGGCCCTGCATGTCTTGGCGCATCTTCCGGATCGCATCCTCATCCAGTTGACCGTTAAAAAAGGACACGATCAAGCTGGGAAACATTCCGTTCAGAATATTCGAGACGTGATAGATGCCTATCTGCTTCGATAGCTCGATGTAGTTCACCGCGCTGAAGTAGTCCGGTTTTGGATATACCTGCCCGCCTGTGTAGTCGAAGCACCAGTAGACCTGTCGAGGCTCTTCTCGAGCGGTCTCCTTGTTAAATTTCGGAATGAATACGGGCTTGTTTTTCTTTTTTCGGATGTTCGCCCAGTCATCACTCTGATATATGCCGATGATCTCCTCGTCGTCTCCTGTGACCGCGATGCGACACTCCTCGTATGGCAGGTGTCGCAGTTTTGCGATGCCCTTGCGGTCGACCGTGTAGATGACCTCGATATAGTAGCCTCCGAACTTTTTGAGATCCGAGGCGCAGCCGAGTCGGATGTCTTCCGTGATGAGTACGTCGACGCGCTCTTGATATTTGCCCGCGTCCACGCCCTTCCCTGCGATCATGTCGCCGATGGATATACACAGCGCTCCGTGAATAGGTGAAGACTGCGCGAGGTCGAGCAGGTAAATTGGGAAGAGGTTGTCGACTCCAGAGGTCACCCAGCCAGAGCGGTCGATCTTCTCAGTGCTCAGGACCGGAGTGTACTCGGTGAGCTCGATGTTCAGTACGTTGTTAGCCATTGAATACGATGTCGTTGTTGATTGTGATGTCTGGCACGTTGTAGAACGTGTCGCCGTTGCTGAGTGTCGCCAGTCCTATCTCGCAGATTCCGACCACGCTGGCGTCCATAGGGTTCACGTTGACCGCACTATTCTGACCGTATACGGTGTAGCGATAGCGTCCCGGTATTGTGAGCCCTGTGGTGTCGATCAGCGCGTGTGTGATTCGTTGAGACTCATCCACGACATTCAGCACTTGAGCCAAATATACACCAGCGGGACTGTTCTCATCGCGTCGAAGTATAAACAGGTAGTGCGTGAACGGTGTCGGGAAGTACTGGCGCGCCTCATCGAGCGTCAGGTAGAGCGCTTGGTTCATCTGGTTCGTGTTGAGGTATATCATGCGGTTCAGTTTTTAATGAAAAGAGGCGCAGCACTCGCCACGCCTCTCACCCTAAATCAATAAGACATCAAAAACACAAGACTATCAATACGCAGGATCGACAACGATGTCAGGCGTAAAGTTCGAGAACGGCGTGTCTCCTGCAGTGTATGGCTCAAGGAAGAGCGGCTGCGTTGGCTCCTCAGCGGTGAGGGTCAACGTGTAGCCGTTGAGGTCTCCCTTCGCCTTCCCTGACTGGTATGTCCCAGCGGTCAGGAAGCAGCCGTCCGTCGTTCCGCACATCATGATTTGATCGTCGTACAGACGAACGAAAACGGCGACCTTGGCCTTCGATAGGTTCTCGAGTTCCTTGCGCTTGTCGTTGTCAAGTTTGCCGAGCGTGAGCTCCACAGCTTGTACAAAGTACAGCGTCCCGTTCTCGAGGTTTGCGGTAGGTGTGATGGTTACAGCGCCAGTGTTGCGGTTCGGTTGATAGCGCCACACGGTCACAGGTGAACTCACCGTGAACGCTGTGATGATACCGTCGCCGTCCTGCGTGACACCAGCGGAGAAGGCGTTCCACGGTGCAATGAAGATCTCCTTCACTCCACCTACGCCTTCGTTACAGTCGAGCAAAAAGCCCGAAGAGAGGACACAAGCCATTGATTATCAGTGTATTAAGTTAGTTAAAAAGCAAGGGCCGAAGCCCCTGCCGTGAATATTAGAACCATGTCGAGTAAGCCGCGATATCAGAGCCGACGCCGTACTGTGTAGAGGCGAAGAACTTGATCGAGAAGCGAACGGTCTCGTCCGCCCACTGGCGCATATCTACGACCTGCAGGCTGTTCCAGTCGCTCACTAAGTTTGTACCGAACCACAAGTTCGAAGGCTGCGCCATGATCATTGTGCTCGCTGGCATACCGGGACACACTGCGATGTTATACAGTCCCATGAATGAGCGCTGAACTTCCGGACCTGCGTAGGTGTACCATCCGTTTCCAGCTGCGGCGTTCGCATACATGTAAGCCTCCCACACGTCATTCGACATGTAGATCAGTGGGCGCTCGGTTGCTTTTTTCAGACCGATAGGAGCCGCAGCGATCAACGCTTGGATCTTAGCGAAGACGTTGCTCGCGTCGATAGCTACCGGAGTCGATACGAAATTGATATCGCCATCAGCATCGTCGCCGATGAGCTTCAAGAGTCCGTTGTACTCGCCAGCGGTTGCACCGTTACCAGTCCAGATCAAGTTCTCGTTGTTTTGAGCTACACCTGCGAGCATGGTGTTGATCAAGCCCTCGGTCAAAGCTGTTCCGAGCGTGCCGTTCTGCACGAATCCAGCCTCCCATGAATCGTTGAACTCATTCAGACAGACGTCCTGCTGGAACTGCAGCTTCTTGAGCTCAAGGATGCGCTCGGTGAGGTTGACCGTTCCGGTCGGAGTGAAGGCGCACGTCGCGTTCGCGAAGGTCACGTTGTCAGCGATACGCTTGACGACCTGCTTGTACTCGATGTTCTCCTTGACAGTGATGTGCTGCAGCGTCTCGTTCGCATAGAATGCAGCCTTGATGTACTCCCCGGCAAATTTGCCCGCGAAAGTTGTGGTGTTGTTTACTGTGGTTGCCATTTTTTTACTTCTGGTTTTGTAGGTTGTATTCGATGCGCTCCTTCATGCTCATTTTGTGGAACGGCTTCTCTGTGCTGATTGTTTGCTTTTTGTTGCGTCCGAGGTTGATCTCGATGCTTTTCTCCTTCACCGAAGGAGCTGCGGCGCTTGACTTGATCTCAGAGAGTTCAGTCTTCACAGCGCTGAGTTCGGTCGACTTGTTCACGTTGTCGGCTTCCGACTTCGAGAGCTTGCTGAGCAGCTCTTGATTCTGACCTTCCAGAGCAGCCACGCGCGAGCTCAGGCTCTCGATGGTCTTGATGAGGTCAGACGTTGACATCTCCTCCTCGACTTCGACCTCTCGGATCTCTGCGATCTTGGTGTCTTCGCCGATTACTACGACGCGACCGTCCTCGAGTACGTACTCGCCAGCCATAAGTGGCACGGCGACACCGTTCTCATCTTTTGTGTATACATCGACACCCATGCTCCACTCCGCCGCGCTGGTGTATATCACCGTGCCGTCGGCCAGTCTGCCTTCGATCTCGAGCTTCACCTCTTCCTCGAGGAAGATCTGCTTCGGGTCGATGCTGAACTGGTGGAAGATGTCGCGAACTTTTTGTGCGATTGTTCCCTTCATTTTTTTACGTTTGACTAATTGACTCGACGTTGATAAGTTTCCCGAACATGTAGCAAAAACGTGACTAATTTGGTCGCCATGAGCACACAAAAAGCACTCGAGCTCCTCGGACTTCCCGAAGAGCTTGCACCCTTCGAGGGTCAAGTCCAGACGCGGACGACTCGCCAGCTGCGAGTTTATGAGATCACTGATTTCACTGGCGTGAAGGCGTCGACATACTACACCTGCGAGATCACGCCAGACGTGACGCAGGATTTCGGAATGTATCCTTTCAACTATGCCGCTGGCCTCATGTATCACGGTGGCTTCTCAGCTCCACAGGAGGACGAGGGTGACCTCTTCATGATTAAGCCGAGCGCGTTCGTCACGCATGCGGCGCCGAGCTCGCTGGCAGGTCAGAAGGTGTACTACGTTGAGACAAAGGTCCGCTTCAAGCATACGACCAGCGGCGCCGTGATCGACTACATGTATGAGCCATTCGAGACAGTTGTCAACGGGAAGGCGGAAGACATGAAGGATCCACTCATCACGTGCGGTTATTATGCGCGCACGATCCGAAAAGGATCAGACGGGAAGCCTCGCATCTCATGGACTTCGCGCTACCCTATAAATCCGAAGCGTCGACTCAGGAAGACCGAACTGCTCAAGATCATGAACATCTCCCTCAACGAACTGATGCACCGGATGCGCACGTCTTGGAATATTGTCAAGGTGTCGCCATCGACTCACATCACGAGTATCGCGATGGATATCGAGCCACTCCCGAACTCCCAGTTCAAGAGTGTCGTATACATAAACGGACAGGACGCGCAGACCTTCGACTTCGAGCTCTTGACAAATAGCTTCGGCAAAAAATACACCGGGTACTTGTGGCAGTGGCGACTGTATAACGGTCAGCCATCGACTCCGAACGCATACGGCTCGACGATCAACATCGGTATAAATTCCACAGCCGATAGCACGATCACGCTGCAGCTCGGAAGTGAGAACGAGTTCAATGTAGAGCAGAAGGTTCTCACCTATAACGCAGACCAGACCGAAGTGGCTCGTCTCCTTGCCTACATGGAGTTTCTGCCTGCGCAGGGAAAAAACGAGAACGTCGGCAAAGATCTCAACCTTGAGACAGGTGTCGAACGTTTATTTTAAGAGCACAGACTCAGAACGCTGAGTCGGTTCGTGTAGTGATTAGTAAAATGGAGCGCTCTGATGCGCTCCTTTTTTTTATTCACTCAAGGCCTCGACCAGCGCCTTCACAAAAAGATCGTCCGACTGATCACTGAGCTCCGTCACCATGTGGTCGAAGATGCCCTCGATCGAGAAGCCCTTCACGTTTCCGAGCTTGACCTCGTTCCACAGGTCGTCGTTCTGGACGTAGCTGCCGACGAGCCACGTGCCCACCGGGACGTCGATGCCGAGCTGGACGCTCTTGTCTTGATCCGACTCTTTGAGCCATGTCTCGACTACCGTGCATCCAGTCACCGCGACCTCGTGCTCGAGTGTGTGATTGTGGTGCAGATTCTTGAGCATAAACTGGTGCGCGCACTTGTACACCGTCTCCTTGTCGAAGTAGATGTAGAACTCCTCACCTGTCTGCTTGTCGATGCGCAGGATGTACTTCTCCGGTATTAACGCGGGACCGTATAACATGCGACGCTCCTCATTCATAGCGCTCAGCTTGATCTCGCTCAGAGCTACCCAGTTCGTCTCGATTGCTGGAAATTCGACGAGGCTGATCGCTTGCACTCCGAGGCGCATCTCATCGTCAACGACACACTTCAAAACTTTTTTTTTGGTTTCCATCTTGGTCTCTTTTTTTGTTATATTAGGAGCTTCTCATTGAAGCTTGTTTTGGAAAAGTAGAAGGAGCGCCTCAGCGGAGGCGCTTTTTTTATAGTCTCGCCAGCTCCTCAACGCGTGCCCTCGCTTCGCTTGCCTTCTCGACATCTCCCGCCAGTACATAAGCTCGCGGAGTCGTCTGTTCCGGACGGTTCTGCAGGAAGTCAAGGACGAGAGGATTGAATCCGGGTGTCGATGCCGCTGCGTTGTCTCCTCCATTGTTTCCACCTCCTCCGTCAAGCGTTGGCAGGTTCTCGCTGGCTGGCGCTGTCGTCGATTCGAACTGCGTCGCCTTGATCTTCGCGATCTGAGCGAGACCTCCAGCCACTGCCGCCGCCGATGCGATACCTGCACGGATGAAGCTGCTCGGATCTCCGACGACGAGCTGAGAACCGAACGCAGCCACGGCGCTCGCGGTTGTGTTGACGATTGCTTGAGCGATTTGCAGCCGCTTATTCTTGTCGAAGATCTTGCGCTGTTCGGCTTCGAGAGCTGTCCGTCGCTTGATCAGTTCCGCGCGTTGTTGCGTTGTTCGAGCTCCTTCGATTTCCTTGTCGAGATCTGTGAGACGAGCGCCGAGTTCTGTCGCCTTCGCTTCGTTGATCGAGCTCAGTGCGCTCAGTGCATCTCCTGCAGCTTGCGCCCACTGGTCGACTGTGTCTGTGATCTCCTTGATCCGTCGCTGTTTGACCTTGTCGCCGTACTCCTGCTCCACGGCTTCGACATCGAGCCCGTACTTTTTCGCGAGTGCGATGCGCGCCTCGTAGTCGGTCTTGAGTGCGAGAAGATCAGCGTCGAGTGTTTGCTGGCGCTGTGACTTCCCAGATCTCTCGATCATAGCTACGGCGTCGGTGCGTTCTTTTGCCTTATCGACCTCTTCCTTCGCATACTTGTCGATGACCTCCTGCCGCTTTTTGTCCCACTCGTCCTGTATAGCGGTGGCATCCTTCCCGGCTGCCGTGAGGATCGTGACCTTTTCGAAGTACACCTCGCCCAGTGCATCGA